CAAACCGGGTACAAACAACCAAGACGGGGACAAGGAAAAAAACGCTAATAAATAAAAAAAATAAAAAAAAGTTTTGTAATTAAAAAAATTGTTTTTTATATTTGTACTAACAAAATGAAACAACAATGAAAACATTTAAAAATACATTCGCGGTAACATTCAATCCTCAAGCGGGTTTGTTACCTCACAAATACGGTAGAGTAACAATAGACATTGTACTTGAAAACGTTCATAGCGTAAAAACGGCAAAAGAAGTTTTATCCGACAAGGGAATCCATGCATCAAGCATCAAAAGATTATGTTATCAATGCTGAAAAACAAGGGCTTTTTAAAATAATATAAAAACAACCCGGACTTTCCACAAAAACAACGGGTTCTTTTGAAGACCGCCTTCGGGCGGTTTTTTTATTTTATCTTTGCAACATGGCTACAAAAACCAACATACTAAAAAACAATTTGATAAAAGCGTTGGAACAATCACTTGGCGTTGTGACAACTGCATGCAAAAAAGTGAAATGCAATCGGTCAACGTTTTATAAGTATTACAACAATGACCCGAAGTTCAAAGCCGAAGTCGATGCAATTCAAGACATTGCACTTGACTTTGTTGAATCCAAATTGTTTGAACAAATCAAAGACGACAATACAACCGCGACAATCTTTTATCTAAAAACAAAAGGAAAAAAACGTGGTTACATTGAACGCCAAGAAATCCAACACGACGGCACTATCGAATCAAAAATCATTGAATGGTCACCGGCAACGGAAAACGAAGGGTAAAGGAATTTTGCAACCGCCAATTTTATGAAGCGGTCAATTCCAAACAACGAATCAAAATTTTTCAGGGCGGTTCGCGTTCCGGGAAATCATGGGCGTTGATGCAGTATTGCCTTTACTTAATCACAACCGAATCGAAACCAATCACAATTTCAATTGTCCGGAAAACATTGCCGGCGTTAAAACGTTCAGTTCTAAGGGACTTTAATATCATTGCAAAATCCCTTGGCGTTTATTACATGGGCGAATTTAACAAAACCGAATTGGTGTTCAACTACAATGGACATACAATTGAATTCTTTTCAGCCGACGACGCGCAAAAGATTCGAGGTTCAACGCGTGACGTTCTTTGGTGTGAAGAATGCAACGAACTAAACATTGAAGACTTTCGCCAACTGTCAATGCGTACAAAGCGCGAAATCTTAATGTCGTTCAACCCTTCGGACCCGGTCCATTTCATTTACGACCTTTGTGAACGTGACGACGCCGACTTGTTCATTTCAACCTATCGTGACAACAAGTTCATTGCGCCTGAAGTGAAAAAGGAATTGGAACGTTTGAAGAAACGCGACCCGGACTTTTGGCGTGTCTACGGTGAAGGACAACGCGCGGTGTTCAGTCAACGACAAATCTTTCGCGATTGGAACTACATTGACGAATCGGAAATGCCTGAAGAACTTGATTGGTTCATGGGTTGCGATTTCGGCTACACAAATGATAGTACGGCAATCTGTTTGATTGCAAAGAAGAATGACAAAGTGTTTGTCAAAGAAGTGTTGTACAAAACCGGAATGACAAACCGCGACATTGCAAATCATTTAAAGTCGTTGGGACTTGATGACCTTTTGATGTATTGTGATTCCGCCGAACCAAAGTCAATTGAAGAATTAAAACAAATGGGAATTTTGGCAAAGGGTGCAATAAAGGGCGCGGGTTCAATCAATGCCGGGTTGTCGTTGATGAAGGAATTTGATTTCTATGTTTCCAATAAAGCAACCAACGTCAAATCCGAACAAATGAAATACGTTTGGGAAGAATTAAAAGACGGTACAATTATTAACAAAGCGGTTGACCGCGACAACCATAGTATGGATTGTTTGCGCTATGGATTGTATTCTAAATTCAAAAATCGAAATGATTTCTTTGTCATTTAAAATTTCGTAAATTTGAACAAAATTTTCTTTCATGGCTTCACTACTTCAACGCCTTTCAAATATAATCACTAAAAACGCGCAACAAACCGCGGCGTCTTACAACAAGGCAATTTATCAATACCTTGGTGAATCAATCATTTGGAATCCTGAAAATGATGATTCGTACATACAACAAGGATATCGAAAGAACGCAACAATCTATTCACTTGTTAACATTATCACAAAAGCGGCAACAACCATTCCGTTTCAAGTGTACGAAAAAACAAATGAAAACGACCTAAAAAGATACAAGGCATTGACAAGCGGAACAATTGATTCCGGCGCACTTTACAAAGCGGAAATCCTAAGAAAACAAGCGTTGAACGAATTGGAAGGAACGCCGCTTCATGAACTATTGGAACGTCCGAATCCTTCGCAATCTTACAATTCTTTTTTGACTGAATTAATTGCATTCGGGAAACTTACCGGGAACCGTTATGTTTACGGCATTGCACCGGAAACGGGAATGAATCAAGGGCGTTATTCCGAACTTTATGTCATGCCGTCGCAAGTCATGGAAATTGTTTCGGGCGGTTTTATGCAACCGGTCAAAGGATATCGAATTGAATACAACGGGACATTTGAATTGCCTGCCGACGACATTTGTCACATTAAGGATTTCAATCCATACTACGACGGGACGGGTTCGCATTTGTACGGTCAATCCCCATTGCGTGCCGGACTTCGTTCGCTTACAACAAACAATGAAGCGGTCACAACGGGCGTGAAATACTTACAAAACCAAACGGCGCGTGGTGTCTTAATGAGTGAAGAAGGCGACCTCAATGAAACGCAAGCGCAACAATTGAAAGATAAATTCAAACAACAATTCCAAGGTTCAAACAATGCCGGTGATGTTATTATAACGCCTAAAAAATTATCATGGGTCAACTTTGGATTGAACGCCGCGGACGTGTCACTAATTGAACAATACAACGCATCTATTAAAGACTTGTGTAATGTTTACAACGTACCCGTTCAGCTATTGAACAACACCGAATCAAGCACATACAACAACATGCGTGAAGCGAAAAAGGCGTTGTATCAAAATTGCGTGATTCCTGAACTTGTCAAAGTACGCGACGAATTGAACCGTTGGTTGGTTCCAAAGTTTGGTGACAATTTATTCCTTGATTTTGATTTCACTTCGATTCCTGAATTGCAAGAAGAAACCGAAAAAGTCGTTGGACAATTGACGCAAGCGTGGTGGTTGACGCCAAACGAAAAACGAATTGCGATGTCTTACGGTCAAGACGAAGACACCCCCGCACTTGATGACTATTATATTCCGGCGAACCTTATTCCAACACAAAACGTTGGTGTTGATATGCCCGACCCCGAACCAATTGAAGACCCGAAAGAAGACAAACCAATTGATGAAATGGTCAAGCTATTCAAGGCGCTTGTACCGGGAATGACCGACGTATTCACAACGGTTGATGAAGCCGAAGCGCGTGCGGTTGAACTTGGCGGGACGGGACATCATGAACATTCGTTTGACGGTGAAACGGTTTACATGCCATTTGATTCACACGAACTTTATGAAGCCGCACTTACTGAAGTTGACAAGTCAGAAAGTGAAGAAGAAGAAAAAGAAATTTCGGAACGTTTGAAAGCTGCACTTGAAAACAAAGTTGAAGAACACAACGACGAAGTGGACAACGACCCTGACAAATCAACTGACGTTGACACGTTGTTTGAAGTTTATGAACGTGGTGTTGGCGCATATAGAACCAACCCGGAATCAGTTCGACCGACTGTTTCGTCGCCTGAACAATGGGCAATGGGACGTGTGAATTCTTATTTGTTTGCATTAAGAAACGGAAAATTTCGTTCGGGAAAACACGACACCGATTTGTTACCCGAGGGACACCCCATGAGTTCAAAAGAAGAAGAAGAAAAAAACGGTGACACGTTTGACAATTACCCACAAAGCGCAACCAACAACGCAAAACGAATGATTGAATGGCGCGAAAAATACGGTGACGAAGTTACCGCCGGAACCCCAACGGGTTGGCGTCGTGCTTCAATGATTGCAAACCGCGACCCATTGAATGTTGACATGTTGCGAAGAATCAATTCATTTTTTGCACGTCATGAAGGCAACGAGAAAATTGCTGAACAATACAAAGAAACACCATGGAAAGACAACGGGTTCGTTTCATGGAATCTTTGGGGCGGAACGCAAATGCGTGATTGGGTGAAAGAAACATTGTCCAAATTAGAAAACGAATAAAATGAAAGAACTTTCAAAACAAACGAAATTCAACATGTCAATCGAAACAATGATTTCGTTGGCGGGTGCGCTTATTATTGCGTCGGGGTTTTATTGGAATTTAAAAGCACAAATCAATGAAGCAATGTTGCAACCCGTTCCCACAATATCGCGTGAGGAATTCGACATGAAAGACAACATGATTCGCAACGAGGTTATGAACAACCGGGAATTAATTGAAAAAAACTTTGAAAAACTTGAAATCATTGAAGCGCGTTTGTATGAATTAAAAACCAACTAAAATGAAAACTTTATTGCTTGTATTGTTGGCTTTGTTTGTCCCTATCAAAACAGTCCATGCGCCAATTGAAAGCAATGAAATAACAGTTCTACAAATCAACGCCCGTTGGAATCAAAATAAAACAATCGACTTGAATGGATTGATTGGTTGCAAAGTTCAATTCGCTTGGTTGGAAAATCAAAGCAATCAAATGAAATCAGAAATTCAAACCGTTCCAACAATTGTTGTTTATAATAGAAACAAACCCGTCAAACAATGGTCAGCGGATTTGTCATTTTCACTTGACATTGATGTAAACGAAATACAAAATTTCATTGATAAAATACGATAAAATGAACATTCACAAAGACAAAGAATTTCGCGGATATATTGGTGCGGGAATCATTTTTTTCCTTGTCATCGGACTTTTGTTGTTTCTTAGTTTTTACGAAGTCCCACAATCAAACAACGACATTTTCAAAGTGATTGTTGGAATGCTTGTCGGTTCATTGTCTTTGGTGATTGCAACTTTTGTCGGCAAAGACCCTGAAGAAGTTTCCAAAATGAAAGCCAAAAACGAAAGTTTGGAAAAACAAGTCTCGCAAATCATTGACGAAAAAGACAAGATTGAAAAAACATTGCGCGACCTACAAACCGAAGTGATTGACAAACTTTCCATTTCGGGCGTGAACTTTGAATTTAAAAACATAAAAAAATAAGATGCAAGCATTGAAGGAAAAAGATATTGTCAAAAAAGATTTCGTTGACGATTGGCGTTCGGCGTTTTCAAAGCGACTTGGACGTGCTGAAAACCGCCTTGTCGCGCGTTTAAAACGTTTCTACAAACGAAACTATTTTCAAGCGATTGACACGTTCATTCAAACAAATAACATTCAAACTGAAGGTTTGTTCAAAACCGACGATTGGAAAAATATATACATTGCAATTTACACCGATATCGGAATGGACTTTGCGAAATGGTATGCAAATAATTTCCGGCGGTATATTCCAAAATCATTTGATTCGGAAAAACTTGAAGACGTGTTTCAACAAGCGTTCAACGCTTACGCCTTACAACACGGCGGAACGCAAATTGAGTTGGTCAAGGGAACGGCATTGCAAACT